TCCTGCACAAATGCAAATAATTCAGAAACGGATAATGATTTTGATCGTGATAATTTATTAATAGTTTGGTTCAATGTCTTTTTATTAACTCTAGAGCTTTCTCCTTGTGCATAAGCCATAGGAGGTTCTTTAGAAGGAATTTGAAAACATCGTAAAAGTTTTTCATGCCACGACAATATTTGATATATTTCTCGTGGGTATTCACTTCGTTTTAAACAAGCAGGAACAATTGGATAGAAGATATCATCATAAAACGCTTGAAATGGATTCTTACGAACAATTTCATTTGTAAATATGGAATTTACTTCATCAACAAATTGACCCTGTTCCATATCATGCTTCAAAAAATTAGGTATAGTTTGAAAGATGTAATCATCTCTATCAATATAATCTTTTGACCTATGAAAAAGATTATCACTAGTTAAATAATTATGTGTGTTTAATTCACAAACATTATCACTAGTAGCAACTTTAAATATATCCTTATTTTTAACAATCAAGTATTTATATTTTTCACCTTTAATCTCTGGACATAAATATATCTGAGCATCAAAGCGTCTAAATAATGCACTATGATTTAACATGTAATGGGGTATCCCATATGGTGGTATCCTATTAGTCGTTAATATTACCAATTCTGGTAAAATATAAACATTACCTTTAAGATCCACATTGGGATTCAATGCTGTTTTCTTAATATTATTCACAAAATCCAAGATTTTACGCCATGGATTTCGTTGGGCAATATTAGGATTTTCTGCAGCAATATCATCAAATATAACAACTTTATGGTTCGACCGATATTCAGATTGAAAATCATCGGTTTCATTCAAAGTTACTAAATCATATGATGAAAACTGCCCATGAAGTGCCTTCATATATTCTGCAGCTAATTTCATTGCAAAACTAGTTTTACCAGTTCCAGGTAAACCAGATATGATGACACAATATGGTTGTTTACGAATATATCCGTCAGAATTATCTAAAATCAATTCTTCTAATAAATTAGATATCTTTGAAAAAGTTATTCTATTACGAAAATAATCGAAACGGTATATCTCTTTAAGCCAAGTCAATCGATCTATATATTGCTCACGCGACATTTTAATC